TTTCACTGGCCTTACCGTATTTTGATTAAGGTAGTTGAATAATGAAATTTACTTTAGTTATCAAAGAGAAGGTTAAACAGATAGTCTTGACCCCTGAAACTGATGGCGAGGGCAAGATGTTAGAGACATTTGACACGTTAAATAAGAAGCGGGAAGTTGAGATGTTTTTGGGCAAGTACGAGGTCGGGGTATGCAATAGCGGATTTTTGCGTGAATTTTCTAACCAGTCGAACGTCAAGAATAGTGTGATAATTCTCATAAAAGAGGATGAGGTAGTCAATTAAATGAGAGTAATTAAGATAATCAAAGGTATTTTTTCTGTTATAACGCAGTCTAAGTCGTACCCATACAAACCAACGAGGCACATGGTAGGCAGTTCGTTTTTCATGCCACCCCCTACCATTAAATCCAAAACTCAAGTAAAGGAGAATAAGTGGAAAAGATAGACAAGCGAACAAATGCGTACAAGGACAGCATTAAGTACCAGGAGATAGTTAATGAATACGAGCGTAACAAGCGAATTGATAACGTAATAATTGAAGCGGCCGCCAAGGGTCTTCCCGTCGATTTCTCCAAATCCGCTGACAACCCCGGCTTTCAATTGTGCGGGAAGTGTGGCGAGGACAATTTGGAGCATAACGACGATGGCAGTTTAAGGACTCGTCGCCAACCGGAGGCATGTCGTGATTGCACTTGGGCGGATGCGGATAAGATCGTGTGTGAGGACGGCGTTCTCCGCGACAAGGGCGCTTGTAAGCGAATGACTCGGATGGTTGGTGCTGACGAGGTATTTTATTGGGTGAAGAAATGATACGGCGAACATTCTTACAGATGTTGTTAGCGAGTCCTTTGTTGGGGCTATTGAAGAAGAAGGATAAGCCTCGTCGTGAATTTATAAAACATGGAAGCGGTGGTGGTTCTACGGAAGTAATTGAACCCTGCGATTTTCCTTTAAGTCAGGCATTTGTTGAGCAGGTGACAGGAAGTTTTAAGATAGCGTTTTCGGTGATTCATAATATTGATATATATGATGTAAAACTGCACGTATATATCAGCGAACCAATGTCTGATATAATGCGCTTTGCGTTAACATTTTCTCATAAGAATATTTTGTATTGTTACAATTGGCGACATTATATACGGAGAGAGATTGAGTTAATAGACTCAACGTATATAGATCCTATTGTTGACAAAATAATAGAAAGGTTTCCAAGGCTAAAATGATCCGCAGAACATTCTTACAGATGTTATTGGCGAGTCCTTTGGCGGGGCTATTGAAGAAGAAGGATAAGCCTGAAGTCCAAATGGATATTGGAGATATGTCTGGAGATTCGACGTTTACTTTTGGCAAGCCTCCTTATCATATTCAAATCGCCGAGACTACCGGCACATCGAGCGGTCGTTTTTGGATGCAGACTTATGGCCCGTATTCTAACCCACAGGACATTGACCCTCATTGGAACACAGAGGCTTCGTCTTTGTTGGGTGTGCATTCCGGCACGGTTTTGGATGGCGTGAAAGCGTCGGAGTATGAAGTTGGCAGTATTCTGTTTGTTGATGATTGGTACGGCAGGCATTACGTTTGCTATGAACTGAATGAACGCACTTATATGAAAGAAGGTCTTAAAGGAGTTTTCCTTAGAGGCGTGGGCAATTAAAAAGAAATGAAATAATTAGGTCTGTAAATTCTTATATAGGGGGGATTTACCGGCTGGGGGCAACAATGATTACCGACATTACCAATGCGGCGGAAGAGGTAAATCCGGCGTTTTGGGCGACAGAATCGAATAAGATTAAGTTACAAGCGGGTCTTTACAGTTTTAGAGACCGCGAGTATCTTCTTGAGCCTATGAGTTCTACCTTTCGTAGAAGGTGTTACATGAAAGGTACTCAGGGCGGGGGGTCTCTTCTTGAGCTATTAAAGAGCATTCACGGCATGAGGTTTGGTCATTTACCGTTGGGTGTTCTGTATATGTTCCCTACCACGGACGACGTTCACGAATTTTCCAAAGCCATCTTAGCCCCCCTCATAGCGGTCAACCCTTATTCCATAGGTAAGTGGGTCAAGAACATTAAAGGTTCGACTGATACGACTTCCTTGAAGCAGATATGCGGCGCCAACTTTTTCATGCGTGGAGCGGGCCTTACCAAACTTATTGAGGGCGTTGGTGAGTCGTCTAAGATGAAAGGCATTTCGACCGATAAGAATGTTTACGATGAAGTCGAGTTAATGGATATGGAGGTCATAGCCAAAGCGAGGGGCAGGCAGGGCAACTCTCAAGTCAAGGAAGAGGTCTTTATAGGCAACCCCGGCATTCCGAGCCGAGGGATAGACCAGATATTCTCAGAGTCTGACCAGAGACATTGGCAAAGAAAATGTTTACATTGTGGAGAATGGACTTGTGCGGAGTTGACTTTTCCTGAATGTGTCAAGATTCGTCCTGACGGTACGGGTTATATCGGATGTATGAAATGTGGAAAGCAGGTCTTTGTCAGGGACGGTCAGTGGGTTCCGGCGTACAGAGAGAAATCAAACTATATGCACGGCTACCGATGGAGCCAGTTGACTTCCCCCAATAACGATCCTGCGGAGATTTTGGAAGACTTCACCAATCCCCCACAGGGAAATCTCGCCGATGTCTATCGTTTAAGGTTGGGACTTCCTTATGTATCCACAGAAGACCAATTAACAATCGGACAGGTCTTGAGTCGGTGCGGGCCTTTCGTAATGGGGAACCAAGACCCCGGCCCATGTTCGTTTGGTTTAGACGTTGGCAAGACTAAAAGACTTGTAATTGGTAAGCGGATAGGCCAGAAGCAGTTTGAATTAGTCAAAGTCGCCCGTCTTTCGAGTTGGGACGATATTTCAATTATGATACAGAAGTTCAATTGCAAGTCAGGCGTTATTGATGCGAGACCTTACGAGGATGAGGCCCGCAGGTTCCAGGCCGAACACAAGAATATAAGAATCTTTTTATGTGAATATTCCGAAACCACAGCCATTTCAAAGTCATATAATCTCAATACGGGAATGGTTAAAGTCAATAGAACGGAAATATGTGATGCGACCCACAATTTAGTTGCCGAGGACGGTCTTTTAACACTACCGAGAAATTGCGAAGAAATTCGGCAGTTCGCCAAAGAGGTTTGTAACCCGGCCAAGATTTTAGAAGTCAATAAAAAGACGAAGCAATCTTTATATAGGTACAGGGGAACCGAAGACCATTACCGTCATGCTCTTAATTATTTCTCATTAGCCGCCCACAAGACGGCAAGGGCTGACAGTTATGCTCGCAAGAGCCGCCAATACGACACAGTTGATAATGAGTACGCAATAATATGATTGAAATATGGGATGGACAAACTGATTTAAGACCTCTTGCCGAAGCATGGTCTTCCGAGTGTAGTCTTGACTTGGATATTGAGCAGGGTATGCGTGACCTCACCGACTTGAAGGAGTCGGATAATTCGGATGTATTTGTTTTGAAAAATGGTGATGATATTGTTGGTGCAATGGGAATTACCGTTTTGGATATGTTCTTCACCAAAGATTGTTATTCAGCCGTGAGGTATTGGTATATCTTACCAAAATATAGGTCACAAGCGAGAAGTTTTTTAATGAATAGCGCTCAGTTATGGAGTCGTAAAATGGCCTGTACCAAGATGATGATATGCGAAAACAAATTAAGCGTTCCGTGTGCCGATTTTTACAAGGCTATGGGATTCGAGGAATTTGAAACAGTTTATATAGGAGACTTATAATGGGCGGAATGTTTTCAAGTCCAAAAGTTCCAGAGCCGCCGAAACCCGAACCTCCTGTAGCGATACCGGAAAAGGGCGAAGGTGACGTAAGCCAAAAGCGTAAGATGATTAAAGCCGGTCGTGGCGGTACGATATTAACCGGCCAGTTAGGCGCACAGAACGTCGGCAGAAAGACATTAGGCGGGATACAAAGATGAACGCTGAAGAAATTATCAGAATGCAGGGCCAGCTTGAGTCTCAGGACGCGATATTAAGAAGTCGCTGGCAGGATGAGGCTAATTACATCTTCCCGCGAGAGTCTAATATCACAGACATTTCAATGCCGGGTTCACCTAACAAGGTGACGTTGTACGACACTACGGGAGTAACGGAGTCTGATAATATGACTTCGGGCCTTTTGACGAATTTAGTTCCCGCCGGCCAGAAGTTCTTCAGTCTTACCACTTCCGACGCCGAGATTG